GCACCACGCAATAATTTACCCCTAACATTACCTTTATCATTACCTTTGATTAGGTGATTATAAAGATTGACAAGAGCAACTTCATAGTTATAGTCAGGACCACCACGACCCTTCTTTTCTTCCAAAATCATCATCAAATCTTTAAAGGATTTTGGTTCTATCATTTCTACTTTAGATCTATTACCTTATATTCTATTTAGAAATGCTCAAGAGAGGACTTGAACCTCCAAGTCTTGCGACGGCAGATTCTAAGTCTGCTGCGTATACCATTCCGCCACTTGAGCAGATGGAGAATAGCGGACTTGAACCGCTGACATCCTGCTTGCAAAGCAGGCGCTCTACCATCTGAGCTAATTCCCCAAATCAATTCCAATATTTATTTGGAAGTAATCCAGATTCAAAGTCTAACATATTTTCTTTCAATGTCAAGAGAACATCACCAGCAATTGACATTCGTTTATAATTTCTTTGTGCTGCTGTAAAATGTCTCAGACTTCCAGGAAAAATTAAAAGACTTTCGTTCTTTGGTTGAACCGCATAATTCAATCCATTAAGTTCGTGACGATTGTTCACAAAATAAAATGCGTCACCAAACCATTCATTTTTATTTTCAATAGAGAACAAAAGAGGATCATTCTCTCTTACATCAATGTAATATACAAAACTAATATGAGAACAAGAGTGATAATGTTTGGGAACATTAAATTGAGTACCACAGACAGTATACCAACTCTTGACAATATTCAGATCATATAGTTCGTGTTGAAAGTCAAAAACATTTAGATAATCTTTAACTTTTTCTTTAACTTTTTTGAAGAATGAAGAAAAAGCAGGATCTTTATGGACCAGAACTTTTCCATTAAGTTCACCAGTAATCAGTCCAGTTTCATCATCAAACGAATGACCCTGATGTAAATCTTTTAACAGATTTTTATATCCAGGAATTTCAGTTTCAAATACAGTTACTGGTGCAAACTTATGGACTTTCATTATACTCCTAAAACAGATCCAATATTATCGTCAAGATCTTGAATGACTGAACGAATATCAACGATACGCTCTGGAGTATACTCAAGACTATATCCCCTTTGTGCTTCAAAGAGCACTTGACGAACTACAGCAGCAGTACGAACATCAACTTTGAGTGTTACTTTTTTTTCCTTAGTCATCGGTCGTCAGCAGCACGGTTTTCGGAGAAATAAACATCAAACGCACCCTCAGGATAACGCTTGAGAAGTTTTTGTACATTACGAGCAACCACATCATCAAGGGTCACTTCAAGAGCCATACAAGCTTGGGCAACATACCACATAATATCACCAAGTTCAATGATCATGTGCTCACGATTGTCTTCATTAAATGGTTTGCCTTGGAAGATCATTTTCTTGACGATTTCCATAAACTCACCACCTTCGGCATTGATACCAACAGCAGCAGTCAGCAAGCGTTCAATATTAGCACCCTTCTCATCCAGTGCGACAAGACGATCAGAAAGGGAAAGGAAGTCTTTGGACGCATCAGAAGTTACAGCATCCACAAACTCAGCATACTTATCAAAATTAACGTGTCTAGCAGTTTCCATTAAAATTTAAATCCTTCAAACGACTTTTTAGGTTTCTTGTCTTCATCATTATACTCGTCATCTTGTCCAGAGTCAAGTATATCCTTTTGAGCAGTTTGCTCACAGTCATAAAGACGCATTTTAGCACGATCAATACCTACAATGAAACGCTTGTAGATAGTAGGGTCATTGTATCGGTTCTTCAACTGTTTCACCATAATCTGCCCCAACCCCTCCAACTCTTCAGTGCTAATAAGGGCAAACATAAGATCAGCAGTAGCAGGGAGACCAAAGGATTCACTAGTATCAGTAAGTTCAACATCAGAGTTCCCATAACCACTGCGAGTAGTCTGAGTAGCAGAGACAATTGGGACATTAAACTCGACGGCGAGCCCCCTAAGTTCTTCAGCAATTGCTTTGATATATGAATAAGAATTGACAGAGCTATTTGCCTTATGCCTAGAGGAAGCGCAAATATTAAGGTAGTCAATAAAAATAATATCAGGTCTGAATGATTTCTTAAGTGCCAACTCATTAAGCAGTGCCTTAAAGTGTCCACTATGAGCAGAAGCAGTAGGATACTCTTTAATTATAAGAGTTCCTTGCGTTTTCTTTGAGATGTTTGTGACTTTGTTCTCAAACATCTGGCGTGGTAAATCAACCAGTTGCTGAATCGGGACATTGAGAAGGTTTGCGTCAATTCTTTCTGCAATTCGCTCTTCCGCCATTTCAAGAGTGATATAGAGTACGGACCTGCCCTGTAACAAGACGGAGCTAGCCAGATGACACATAAACAGTGATTTCCCAACACCCGTTCCAGCGAGAGCAATATTGAGAGTCTTGTTAGGTAGACCACCTTTCGTGATTTTGTTGAAATATTCCAGGTCAAACTCAATCTTATCTTCTTTGCGGTGGTAAAATTCATATCGCTCCTCATAGTTCTGAAGATAGTCGTGACCGATATTATTATCAAAACTTACCGCAAGAGCATCAGAAAGAATTGATGGAATGGCATCACGATTCTTCTTTTCATTATTTCCATCAGCAATATGGATTGATTCCATAAGTGCCAAGTAAATGGCACGATCACGGCACCACTTTTCAGTTGTGTCTAACAACCATTGCTTATCTACTGGAGAGTCATTCAGAGATTTATTAATTTCTCTGATTTCTTTGATTTGATCTTCCGTTAAGTCAGTGCGATTCTCTATTTCAATATTGAGTGCTTCAATGGTAATTGCTGAACCATACTTAACAATGAACTGGACAATCTCTTCAAAAATGACCTTCTCGGTCTTTTGCTCAAAATAATCTGGTTGAATGAAAGGTATGACCTTGCGTGAATAGTCTTCATTAAATACTAAGTTTCTGAGAATGGTTGCCTCAATTCGTTCCATAAGAGAATTGTTGTTTCGCGGCAGCATCAAGTTGCTGCATTACTTCTTCGGTAAAATATTGATCAGGATTTTTTAGAATCTCCTTACCGTAAATTTTCTTACCATTAATTTCATAGCGTCCTGCTACATTCTTCCAGAGACCTGCTGTTTCACCAAGTTCAAGAAGACCATAATAACGATCAAGACCACGCTCATCATAATAGAGACGAACTTCTACATCTTGATTTTCTTTACTCAGACGTGACTTAGCAGTCTTTGCCTTGATAATGTTTCCGATAACTTCTGTTCCATCTTTCTCTTTCTTCTTTGAGAGATATATGATAGTAGAAGCGGCGTACTTAAGACCACTACCGCCACCCATTTCTTTCGTTGGTACGTAAGCACCGATAACATCGTAGGTGTGGTTTGTTACAATCATAGGAATATTTGCCTGCCCCAACTTTAGAGTGAGCATACGGAAAGCACCTTTGACCAATTGAGATTTGGTCATATCACGAACTTGTTTGTCGTTCAGTGCGTCAGTAATTTCCTTTTCGGTTGAGAGCATTCCAAGAGAGTCTAGCACAAACATACAAGGTTTGCGTTCATCTACTGGTTTTTTTAAGTATAGGTCTACTGCTTTGAGTGCCTTTCCGCGAAACTCTTCAATAGTAACAACATTGACAACCACAAGACGAGAAGTATCAATTCCACGGGATTCTACAAGAGATTTAGTGATAGCAGCCTCAGTATCAAAGTAGAGACAGTAACCATCGGGATGAGTATCAAGAAAGTTCTTAACAACGGCGAGAGAGAAAAAAGTCTTTCCAGTAGAAGACTCTCCAGCAATAGCAGTAATCTTATTCCCAGATACACCACCAAATACACTACCTGAAACCAGTGCATTAAAAATGTATGAACCCGTATCAACATACTTTTCCGTCTCATCAATGTCTGCAGCAAGTTGAGTGTACTCGCCACCAATTTCCTTTACAATGTCTTTAAGAAAGTCCATAAATCACTCAAAAATATAATGTGGATTTTGAAATTTAAAAATCTCTACTTGTTCTTCAGTTTTAAAGAACTTAAAGAGTGTTGTGTTTGGATACTCTTTAAGTTGATATTTTACTTTAATCATCATGCCACCATCCCGTATTCTTCACGAAGTATTTTTTTATAAGGCAAACCTTGTTCTTTAAGTTCTTTTACCAATTTAAGTTTTTGATATAAGGCAGTGTCTCCACCAAGAGCCATTGCTTTTACAATTGTATTCAGTTCTTGATCATTAATAGGCAGATCCATTAGGCAAAAAATAATTCAAGGTTTACAGTTTTTTCCACATTCCATCCAATCGCATCAAGGATAGATTTCAGTGGGTCTACAAAACTCTTTTCAAATTGTAGTTCATAGTCAATGTATTTGTCAAGACCAAGTTCCTTTGGAAAATCTTGAATAAAGGAAATCACATTCTCCTGAATAATGTTTGGTTTTTTTAGAAAAATAAACTTGACTTTTTCACCATTAGCAATCAGTGAGTACTTGTTTGTTAGTTTCTTTTCCTTTATGTAATGATTAAACAGAAGTGCTCCACGAATATGAATAGGAGTTTTTGAAGCATAGATTGTTGCTGATGAATGATATTTACGAACATCAGAAGCAGTTCTAGGGAAAGCAATCTGTTCTGGAGGAAGTTTCTTAAATTCCTCACGGCACTTATCAATGAAGTCAATGACATCTTCTTCTGTTCCACTCATCATCAACTTGAGTCCATCCTTAATCATCTTGCGACAAGGAGCAGGAGTGGATGACTTGACTGCCTCAATACCCATCATCTTCAATTTGGGTTCTTCATAACGAACACCCTCACTGTCCCACACATTGAGAATGTAACGCTTCTTGGCGGTCCAGATTCCACGTTCGGCAATGTTCTCACGCTTCATCTGCATCTTCTGGTCATAAGCATTCACATACTCAGCCAGTTCTTGGTAGCAACCTTCAATATACTTTTCAAGTTCCACCTGACAGATCTTATCAAGGAACGAAACAACGCCTTCAGTAGTTTTCTCTCTTCCCTTGTATATACGCTCAACCAGAGGACCCATATTAAGGTAGATAGAATCAGTATCAGAAGCAATAACATAATCAACTCCATCAGTTTTCAAAAGTTTGTTGATATAGGCATTCATCTTGTCTTCAATCCAACGGATAGAAACCTGACCAGACAAAGTGATTGCCTCAGCATTTGCTAGTTTGTAATAGCGAAAATACTGATTGCCGATAGCACCATAAGCAGAGTTAAGTTGAATCTTCCTCGCCATTTGGATGTTGTTACACCTAGCAATCTCTTTTTCCAGTTCTTTTGTCTTTTTCTTTTCATATTCTTGTTTAGCAGCAAGCATTTTCTTTTTGTAGATGGTGCGATCTTCATAGATCTTTTCCATCAGTTCAGGAAGAAATCCACGCACATCCTTACGGAACATTGCCCCGTTAGCACAAACTGCCTTGTCCTTATACAGTTCAAACGTAATATCCTGGTTTAGAATCTTATCCACAGTTACTGATGGGTGCCTCTCATCTAGAAGTGTTTCTGGTGAGATATTGTACTGCATAATGAGGTGAGGATACAGGGAGTTCAAGTCAAA